CCAATGGTTGAGCTTATGTATAACTTGCTTAATCCAAAACCTAACAGCTTAATAATATGTCCATTTGATACGGATGAAAGCAACTTCGTAAAGGTTGGTCTTGAACAAGGTCATCAAATCCAATTTGGCATGACTGACTGGCTAGAAGCTGATTATCAATATGATTACTTAATCACCAATCCGCCATTTAGCATCAAAGACCAAGTAATTGAGAAATGTTTAGAATCTGGCAAACCAAGTGCTTTAGTGTTACCGATAGATGCGTTAGGTGGTAAGCGCAGGCATGACTTATATAGGCAATATGGTTATCCAACAGTTTATATTCCAAGTCGCAGAATTAATTACATTTCAATTGATGGGAGGCAAACTAAATCTAATTACTTTCATAGCATTATCTTGATATTCAATGATCCATTGGATTCAAGACTAATATGGGAGTGAGCATTATCACATGTCCAATATGTCCTATTTAAGGGGATTTAATATGGTTTTATCTATTGACTATGCTGGTACGCTAATGGCTAGAGCCTATCAAAGGCTCACCGCGAGCCGCTTAAAGCGGGTAGCTCGCGGGGTAGCTTTAGCTATTGGGATAGCTCTATGCTCGGCAACGCCAGCAGGTATGGCTCAACAGATGCCAACACTCGATCCAATTAGATATTCAATATTCCTAGTAGGTGAAGTAGAAGCTTCATGTCTATGGAAAATAGCAAAGCGTGAATCTAATGTTAGATTTGATGCAGTTAATAGACAATCTGGTGCGGTAGGTGCTTGGCAGTTTATGAATCCTAAACTCAAAGATAAGACACCAAACCAACAATTAGAATTAGCGGTAAAATATAGTATTCATAGATACGGTTCTCCATGTGAAGCATGGGAATTCTGGAAAAGGAATTATTGGTGGTAATGGCTACTTACGAATTTAGATGCTGCGGAGTAACGCAGGAAATTACAATAAGTATCAAAGAGCAATTACCTAAACCTAAATGCAGTATATGTAATGGTGATATGGCACGTATCTATTCACCATTTGCAGTTAGCTTTAAAGGATCAGGATTCTATGCCAACGACAAAGGGTAAAGACCATTTAGCTAGTAGGCGTTGGAAGAAGCAACGCGAGTTAGTATTCAGAATTAAAGGACATGATTGCTATGTGTGCGGTGAATGGGCAGATGCAGTCGATCATGTGATTAGTCGTAAGCGTGGTGGTGGCGATAACATAGAGAACTTAGAGCCAATATGTAAGAGCTGCAACTCACGCAAGGGCAGCCGCGAATATGCGGTTTTTTTAGGGCGCACGCCTACCCCCCCTGTCTTTTCTTCCAATCCCTCTCTGGTTCAGACCAGTGTCGTTCATCACAGTCCGTTTTCAACCGATTCGAGCCAGTCGTAACCGATGACGACCGATCAGGGCAAAATTTTAAGGGGGCTAACTGAACCACGCATCCATACGCCAATTCACAATGGAAAAACTAGGATGCAAGAGGTTGCCGATTTAGCTGACTTAATAGGTCAGCCATTATTGCCTTGGCAAAGATATGTTTTAGATGATTTTCTTTCGATCGACGACGATGGGAAGTTTCGTCGGAAGATTGGCGGACTTCTCATCGCTCGACAGAACGGAAAAACGCATTTAGCACGAATGTTGATACTTTGGAAGCTATTGCAAGGCGAGAAGATACTTGCCATGTCGTCTAACCGAAACATGGCCTTAGACACCTTCCAGAAGGTCGCTGGCCTATTTGAAGAACACGCTTTCCTAAAAAGTCAGGTCAAGGCGATACGTTATGCAAATGGTACTGAAAAGATTTCTACGCTTAATGGTGGTTTATACGAAGTCGCGGCAGCAACACGCGATGGCGCACGTGGTAAAACAGTTGATTTCCTTTATGTTGATGAATTACGCGAAATCAATGAAGAAGCTTGGACTGCTGCAAGACCAACTACAAGAGCGCGGCCTAACTCGCAAACCTTTACGACGTCTAATGCTGGAGATGCGTTTTCGGTGGTACTCAATGAAATGCGTGAGCGAGCTTTGGATTATCCACCAAGCGAGTTTGCGTGGTATGAATACTCTGCACCGCAGTTTAGTAAGGTTGATGATCGAAGCGCGTGGGCTGCGGCCAATCCTGCACTCGGATACTTATTTGACGAAGCAGCAATCGCCGAAAGTATTGCCACCAGCTCAATAGAAAGCACTAGAACCGAAACGCTCTGCCAATGGGTAGATTCACTTGCTTCACCTTGGCCAGTTGGCGCATGGGAAGCAATCGCTGATAAAGATATCAAACTAGCTGCTGGCGCTTACACGATATTTGCCTTTGATAAATCCCCAAGCGGTCGATTTGCAAGCCTAGTCGGTGGCTGGATTATGGAAGATGGCAAAATCGGTACTGCTTTAATCCAGAGTTGGGAAAACTCGGTACAAGTCGATGATTTGAAGATAGCAGCCGATATAAAAGGCTGGTACGACAAATTTAAGCCAAGACTTATCTGCTACGACAAATACGCAACCCAAACCATCGCTGAAAGGCTCTCTAGGGCTGGAGTTCCTACTGAAGACGTATCTGGCGCACAGTTTTATCAAGCTTGCGGCGATCTCTTAGATTCAATAGTCAATATGCGTATGCTTCATGCGGCTCAACCCGAAATGGACAAGCAGATGAATAACGTAGCTGCCAAGACCAACGATTCTGGCTGGCGCATCGTAAAGCGTAAATCTGCTGGCGATGTATCAGCGCCTATCAGCCTTGCGATGGTCGTTCATAAATTATTATTACCAGTTGCAAAACCCGCCATTTATTTAGTTGAAAATTAAACTAATCTGATATAATTTAATATATGGGTATATTTTCGCGCAAAACGACCACAGACGATAATTCTCAAAAATCATCGATTTTGGCGCAGTATGCCCCTCAAATTATGACCGAGAGTTACAACTCGATCTATAACTACGCAACGCCTAAATTACAAAGAGCAGATGCCATGAAAGTTAGCAGCTTTGCTCGCGCACGTAATTTGATTTGCGGTACTGGCGCAACAATCCCATTAGCGTTATACCGCAAATCTACTGGCGAAGAACTTGGCTCACCAGTTTGGTTAGAGCAACCATCATTAACGCAACCAAGATTTGTAACTATCGCTTGGACAATAGATTCGTTGATGATGTATGGAACTGCATATTGGGAAGTTACAGAACTTTACGAAGAAGATGGTCGCCCACGCAGATTTGAATGGGTTGCAAATACTCGCGTTACATTTGATTTAGATTTATACAACACGACAGTTACCCAATACTATGTAGATGGTACTGCTAGGCCGATGTCGGGTCTTGGTTCGTTGATTACTTTTCAAGGATTTGACGAAGGCGTATTAGCACGTGGTGGTGCGACTATTCAAGCCGCTATTGATGTGCAGAAGGCTATGGCAGTTAGCGCTACTTCACCATTTCCAACTGGTGTATTAAAAAACTCTGGTGCTGACCTTGATCCAAAAGAAGTTCAAGGTTTATTAGCTGCATGGAAGCAAGCACGTAACAATCGCTCAACTGCCTACTTAACTTCGACTTTAGAATACACACCAGTCCAATTCTCACCTAAAGACATGGTCTATTCAGATAGTTTGCAATACCTTGCAACAGAAATCGCAAGACTTTGCAACATTCCTGCTTATATGCTTTCAGCGGATATGAATAACTCTATGACTTACTCAAACGTCATGGATGAGCGCAAGCAATTCTTTGCTTATTCTTTAATGCCATATCTCGAAGCGATTAGCGCAAGGCTTTCAATGAACGACATAACCGCTAATGGCAACGAAGTACGCTTTGAGGTAAATGATACATTCCTTCGCACCGAGCCATTAGACCGCTTGGCAGCGATTGAGAAGATGCTGCAACTAAATCTAATCACAGTCGATCAGGCGCGTGAGATGGAAGAATTAACGCCACAAGTAAATGACGAGGTAGCGTAATGGATAAAATCATAACCTTTAGCGCCGATATTACTTGCGATGCTGAAAAGCGCATAATCGCTGGCAAAATCGTGCCACTAGGTACTGG